CCCTTGCCGTGTACTGTGGATATGCAGATAGGTATCACTTTTTCTTTGGCTTCTTGGCTGTCTTCGCAGCAGCCTTAAAGTCAGCAGCAGAAGGCGCTGCCTTGCTGCCGACCTTGTTCATCTTCTCGCCTGAACCAGCTTTGATGCGTTCACGCTTGGCGTGAATGTTGGCGTATAGACCTTGCTTCATTAGTCCATCTCCCCTGCATATTCGCTGTCGCTGCTACCTTCGTTCTCACCGCGATCAGGTCCACCAACGACCCAAGCATCGCAGGTGCGATTAGCCGCGCACTTGAAGTCAAAGATTTCGCAGTAACCCAAGTCAGCCAGCTTGATCGCGCCCCAAGGGTCAGCCTCGTTGCCGATACCTTCTGCAATGCAGTTACGCATCTTGTCGGACACGACAAACACAGCGCAGTTGCCGCAACGCGACTTCTTGGCATCCTCAACAGACACATCCCAAGTGTCAGCCTTCTTCTGCCAGAAAGCCGTGTTAGGCAGGTTTGGGTTCTCAGGACCATAAGCCGCAGTCGTGATCGCTTTGGCTCGGTTCTTCAGATTGACCGTGATGTCCTGTGTAGCAATCGGGCATGACTGATCGCTCTCAGTCATCATCTGGCGCATCGCGCCTTCGTATTGATTGGTAGCCATTACTTCATCTTCTTTTTAGGTTTGACACCAGCCGAAGACAAGGCAATCGCCAAGCCTTGTGCCTTGCTCTTGACAACTGGACCGCCCTTGCCTGAATGCAAAGTGCCAGCCTTGAACTCGTTATATACCTTCGAGATTTTCTTCTCGGTCTTGGTCTTCTTCATAGATCACCCCTTCAAAGTAAATTGACAGACACAATTATGCAACCCGCGACAGGTTTCTACGCAATGGCTGCGACCACTTGTTTGACGCAGCCGAACCAAACATCCCAATCGTGGCATCGGACGCAAAGGTCAAGACAAACGAATCTGCTTTGTCTGGAGACTTCAAGCCGCGCTTGCGAATATCGTCCTTAGACTCAATCTGAATCTTGCCGTTGCTCGTGAAGAAGTAACGCACAGTCGCAAGCTCTGCCACCAGCTCCTCATCATTAGGAATGATGCAGTCACGCGCCTCAAACCACGCCTTGCACTTGTACCAAAGCTCGGCACGCAGGTTCTTATAAGTAGTTCCCATTGCAGGACTCTCGCTCACATTGATGCCGCGAACAGGTAAACCCAACTCACGCAGACGATCAACCACGCCAGCGCCCAAGCCAATCGAGTCCACCAATATCTCATGCGGTCTTTGACTTGGCGCTAATGCTTCCCACTCAGCCACCACAGCACCAGTCAACTGCATCAAGTCCAAGTTCTTCCACACCTTGATCGGCTCAACCAAGCCGTTACCCTGACGCTTGGCAAGAGTAGACCTGTCGCCGCCAAAGCGCGCCACATCAACGCCCCAGATCAATTTAGCCGACTTGCTGACCTCAACATCGCGGTGCTTTGCCAGCTCCAGCAACTCCATCGGGATGATCGTGTCATCGTCCGACCTCGGGAACTCGCCAAGGACGCGAATGCGATAAGCGTTCGACTCCTCGCCGTAACGCGCCTTCATCTCCTCGACATACGCCTCGCTAACCCGTGGGGAGTCAACGCAGGACACCTTCATCGTCACCCAATCATTCGCCAGACGGTTTTGCGTGTCATAAAAGAACCCGCTAGACCGTACAGGGTTGCCGAGCAAGAGAGTCACAGCGTTGTGACCAGACATCGAGCCAGCCGCTGCCTCGAACACCTGTTCAGGTATACCCGATGCCTCATCAGCCACTAGCATCACATTGTCTGAGTGAACACCCTGCAAGGCTTCAGGCTGCTCAGCTCGGCTCGTCCTTGCGGACACGAAGGCTTCGGTCGCAGCTTCCTTGACCTCAATGCGGTCTTGCTTGACCTCGAGCATATCCCTGAGAGTAGGTGGCAGTTCTTTGACCCAACGCTTTAACTCAGCGAACAAAGCGTCATATAGCTGGCTTGAGGTGGGCGCTGTCACCACGACCTTGACGGGGTAGCGCAGTAACAGATACCAAATGATCGCCCATGACGCTGCCGTGGACTTGCCGACACCGTGACCAGACCTTACGCTGATTCTTCGGTTTCCAGCCGCGATGTGATTAAGGAAGGTGCATTGCCACTCATCAGGGCTGGTGTTCAAGACTTCCTTCACGAACAGCACAGGATGATTCTTGTAACGCGTGACGAACTGCACGAACGGGTTAGCCGCTAACTCATTGAGCTTCTTCTGGTGCGCGTTGTCCAGCCTCTCCTGAACTTCAGGATGCAGCTTGATCTTCTTGTCAGTTGATTCTGTTGTCATGCAGGTATTGTTTCAGATTTTTCTTCAAAATTTTTTCTTGGGGCTGTGGGATGTGGGGTGGGGGTAGGTGGGGGGGGGTAGGTCGCCTCTTGTTTGAAGAACTGGTGGCGGATATTTGTGGGGCTGTCATTGTCAGCCCGCCCCGCCGCGAAACGCTGACGGGGGGGGTCGAGGCGCAAAACGAGTACCGAAGCACTCACTGATTTGATACAACATTCATTATGTTAAGTTTCATCGTGGTTATCAACAGGTCATACAGGCTTTTCGTTGCTTGCACGCAACACTTGCCATGCGTCTGTGGATAACCTGAACAAGTTACGCCTTGTCATCTGTGGATACTTGCTCCACGACCTCGATATGGCGAAGCGCGTCCAGCCTCATGCCAGACAGGTTCACCTGCACGCTTGGCTGCTTGCTCTGCGCGTAGGCTTGCGGATTCCAGCGTTCAGCGACCCATTGGCGCGTTTGCACGCGCAGACGGGCTTTGTTGACTTCCTCGATGTCGGTTTCGTCAGCGATCTCGATCGTCTCCGCCACGAGGTGATCTGCCGCTTTCGCACGCGCGCGATATAGGAAGCCCTCTTGCTCTGGGCGTTCCAACCACAAATGCAACGCTTTTTTGCCGATTCCAAGCTGGTAGCAAATCTTTGCTTCGCTAGCTCCAGCCTCGAATAAAGCCTGAATCTGCTCCTTCGGCAACGAGTCCAATAACGCTAAGTCTTGAATCTTCTTTTTTTGTCCAGCCATTAAAACGCTCTCCAATCAATTTTTATACAACGATGCTACCTGCATATCAAAAGCGTATCAAAACGCCTCTAACGCACGATTTGATGCCTTCCTGACCATTTTAGAAGTGTCAAACACCTTCTTTATAGGTTCACCTTCTAATTCATCCGATTTCATGTCATCGAGTCCTGTCTCGCCAGCATGAGGAAACTTCACAGGGTCTTTGTCGAGTCTGACGAGGTTCGCAGTTGGGTGTAAGGCTTTAATTTTCATGGTTTCCTTGATGACGGGTGACTCCATGATGACCTCAAGCTCTTGCATCGTCCAGATGTGACGGTTCAAGACATCGGGTCTGAACTGCTGGTACAGCTCGGCATCGTGCTGCGTCTCGACAACGACCATGACCGACCCGTCTTGCATCTGCAACTCGCAAGCCTTGATCTCTGGCACAGGCTCAACGCCGTTTGCCTCTGCCCAACGGTCTAACGCTGCGTAGGCATTCTTCATTCCTTGAATGGCTTTCTCGAACCTGATCTCATCTCGCTTGACCTGTGCATCGAAGATTCGTTCCGACTGTTTCCAGAACTTGATGCGGAACTCGGAATCCACCAACTCGATGACTCGGTTAATACCCCAACGTTTCTCGTGGTTATTCTTCACGACCTTGAGGTCAATCAACCCTGACCGCATGACTGCCTCAAACGGGTCAATCGGGAAACTTGGTTGCTCGATCTTTTTTAATGCTTTGCTCAGTTTCTTTTGCATTTTTACTTCCTTACAGTTTTCTTACAAAATAGGTCACTTTTCATGGTCACATGGTCCACATATGGGTGCGGTATATAGACCCGCACCCCATATGTAGACCTGTTTGTGGTCTACACATGATGTCCACATATGTAGACCATATGTAGACCATATGTAGACCTTATTTGATTGGAATGACCTTTCCAAACTCTCCATCTTTTTGCTCGTTATCTTCAAAAATAGCCCAACACCAATCACCATGAAGTTCTACTTTTTGGGCATTTACGAGTTGCGTTTTGACCCGCCACCATAGCTTTTTGAGTGTTTCGGCATCTGTGTCATTGCCTACTATTGACTTAAATTCCAAGCGCCATTGCTCGATCTTGATGCACTTGTTGCGCTTGCCATCGACCTGTTCCATTACGCCAAACTTCTTAATTGCAGCGTGCAAAGCCTTAAGCGCAAGCTGATTGTTGTGTCCTAACCCTGCTCGTTTTGGCTGCTCTTTTGGACCGCTACGGGACTGATTGACATCCATTTCCCCGTCCAATTCCAGCGCCAAGCTGGTCACAGATTCAAAGCCTAGCGCGCTAGTTCCAATGTCCACCGTGACCATTTGGAAGCCCATGCGCTGCCCGTCTTCCCCGTCCTTTTGCTTACTGATGTGCAGGATTCCTTTGGGCGCGTCCTCGATTCTTATGATCTCGAGTTCGGTGTCCACAGCGCCTAATAGACTGCTGTGACCTCGCAGACCCTTCGTTGCGTCTTTACCTGCGTGGTGAACGACTAGGAGCGCCGAGTCGTACCGCTGCTGGATTGCACCTGCTGCTGTGATGAATGCTCCCATGTCCTCTGACGCGTTCTCATTGCCACCGCCAAAGGCTCTGGCTAGCGTGTCAATGACGATTAGCTGGAACTGGATGCCTTGGATGGCTTGCAGCTCGTCAATGGCTTGCGCCAAGTCCTGAATGTCCTGCTGGCTTGATCTCAGGTTGACTTGTCGGCGTAAAAAGTAGACAGGCGCTCCCTGTGGCGTGTCGTGGTGTACTTTGAGCGCCTTGATACGCGCCCCGATACCGCCGTGACCTTCACCTGCGATGTACAGAACCGCGCCTTGCTGCTTGACTTCCTTGCCTAAGAATGGTCTTGTCGTGGCGATGCACTCCGCGATGTCCAGCGCGACAAAAGACTTAAAGGATGCTGGTGGCGCGTACAAGGCTACGAAAGCCTTTTTAGGGATAACGCCTTCGATCAGCCAATCGACAGGCTCGTCCTTGATGTCATCCCACGCTTCGATCTGGAAGCCTTGTCTTTGTAAACTTAAACTTTCCTGTTGAATACTTAACTCATTAGAGTCTGTTGCTTTTTCTTCCACTTCTTTGAATCGTGCAGGAATCGTGACCTCATCTTCTGTTGCCACTTTGACTGCGTACTGCTTCACCAAGTCTTGCAGCTTGTTCTTAGTGCCGCCGTACTTGTGTACATACTCGAATGCGTCTTCCTTGTGTTCCAGTTCAAGGTCAAGAGTCCTGATCGACTTGGCTATCGTCTTAATTGCTTTGGTGGCTTTCTTCGCGTACTCCCAACCCACTTTGTCGCAGTCTGGGATGATGACGATGTTGAGGTTGACGAAGTATTGGATTGCGTCATCTGGAAAGCTACCTGCACCAGCGTGCGTTGTTGTGGCTGTCATGCCGATGCTGGTCAGCGCGTCTGCTGCCTTCTCGCCTTCTGTCAAGAACACGACCTTGTTCAGCTCTCTGGCTTCTTCTAACGCTGGCAGGTTGTACGGGACGATGTTCGCGCCGAGCATCGTGGCGTGACGCTTTCCTTGATCGTCCACCTTGAGCAGCTTGTAAGTCTTGCCCTTGTGGTCATTGGTCTTGTAACGCTGCTTGATGAACTGCGTCACACCGTCCTCATCGGTGTAGTGCCACTCCTGCTCGAGCGTTGTTTGTAGTGGCTTCAGGCTGCTCAAAGGTTCAGGTCTAGGCTCAAGGTCTGGCAGCAGCCCGTAGTTCTTGATGGCTTCAAAGACATCGTGCTGCTCACACCCGCCGTGGCACTTAAACAGCGGCTTGCCGTCCTCACCGTCAGAGATAGACAGGCTAGGATTCTTGTCACCGTTTCCTTGCCCGTGTGTAGGTAGCGGGCAACTGGCTAACCAGCCCTGCCCTGTCCTCTTTGCGTTGCCAAGCGCCTTTGCTATTTGTTCGGCTTGCATTGTGTTTCTTTCTTTATGTTTTGCTTAAGATGCGCCATGCTGTTGCAGCGCAGAGTGGCACTTGTGCATTTCCAATGGCTTTAAGTCTGTCCACCCTAGCGGGAATCCCATCAGCCATTCGTAATTGGTCGGGGTAATCTCCCCAAATGTTTTTGTCCAATTCCTGCAAGAATCCCATTTCTGCATTGACTTCGCAATGAAGTTCGCCATCGTTGTCGGAGTATGCAAATAGCCAATATCTTTCCCGAATGTGGTCAGCACCCAAGTCTTTCGCTGATAGGGCAACTGCTTTGGTTTTGTAACCCATCGATTCGCAGTCGTTTGCTGCTTGGTCAATTGCAATTCGGCTGACATTTTCGGCAAAGATGTATGCGGGAGCGACATCTGCCACCACTCGCCGCATCTCTCGCCATAAGTCGTCCGCTGTATTTTTTCCAGCCGCTGCTGTGGAATAGGCTTGACATGGAAACCCGCCAGATACGACATCAACAATGCCTCTCCACGGTCTTCCGTCAAAGGTTTGTATGTCATCCCAAATTGGGAAAGTTTCGAGAAGTCCGTCATTTTGTCGGGCGCACAATACGCTTGCTGGATATGCTTCCCATTCGACAGCGCAGACTGTTCGCCATCCGAGAAGTTTTCCCCCAAGTATTCCGCCACCAGCGCCCGCGAATAAAGCCAGCTCATTCATGTTTCTCCAATTCTTCTAATTCCTGCAATCGCTGCTCCAATTCGTAGACCCTTTGAGCCAACGCAATCAGCAGCAGCGTCCAAAATTCTTTTGTGTTTTCCATAGAGGAAAAAAAAGCGGGACAGCGTGATGCTGCCCCGCCTTCTCTCGCTGTTACTGAGGTGGCTGATCTTTTGGCTCGTCCTTGGTGACGAACTCATAAATAGATTCAGCGATTGCTTTAACATCATCGAGTGATGTGCTTTGTGGCACAGAGCGCAAAGCTAATGCGATAGCTTCAAAACGAATTTGCATTGTGTTCATGTTCATGTTTATGATTCCTTAAAACATTTCGTCATCATCAACTGCTTTTGCAGCGGCTGTCTTAGGTGCTGAGGCTTGCTTCATGCCACCGAACTCACCAGAAGATGTGAAGCTAGGTTCTTCTTCGGCATCCATGCCAGCGGGACGATCAACCCACGACACCACATTGAAGTTAGGTATGCGTGTTGAGCCTTTGCCGATCTTCTCCAGCTTGCTGCCTGTGTACTCAATGACAGGCAACTTGCCAGCGTTTGCTTCGCGTTGCGCTGCTGCTGCGTTGTAGAGGGCTTCCAAGCCCATGTTAGGACCAGTTCCATTGGATGACCATTCAACAGTTCCGAGTTCCTTGTTGTAGAACTTCACCATGAAGCCACGCTTGTGATCTGGTGAAGGCTGCGGACCTTTCTTGCCTAAGCCTGCGTCTGGTTGCCAATCACGCACACCTTCTCCGAGGTGCAGCCAACCTGTTTGCACATTGTCAATGTCAAACACGACCTTCTTGAGTTGGATTTCTTCTTTTGCGTTATTGAGCCAAGCGTTTGCAGATGGCATGAAGCGGATGTAGTTTCCTGAACCGCCAGAGGATGAGAGATTAAGCATTTGAGCCTTTCGAGTTTAAGAATGCAGCGTTAGCTGCAGGGGTTGTGATTATTGACCAAGCCCAACAGCTCTTGCAAGCGTTAAGCCAAAAGATTTTTTCTCTGTGATGTCATCAAGCAACACTCTGTCTTCTTTTGACAACAGCTTACTTGCTTCTGACGGGCTGATGATTGATGTTGTGTAGATTAAATCCTTACTGATTCCGTGTTCTTGCAACAGTTCGGCTGCTTTGGCTTCATCAGTCCATTTGCGTAGTGCGCGTTTAGGTTGCATCTGCCAGCCTGTGATGACTGAGCCTGACTCGATCTTCTGCGTGGCGTACTCGCGCAATGCTTTGATGTAGTCTTCGACTGCCGTGACCTTTGAGAGCATGATGCCGATCTGCTCGTCTGTCATGTCGTGCATTCGCTTGATGTCCTGCGCTGCTATTTCATTGAAGTCCTCGACATGGGCAGGACAGGTTGCTTTAGCTGGACACCATTGGCACGCCTTCTCTGATGGTGTTGGCGTTGTCTCACCTTTGACGATAGCTTTGATTGCTGGCGTGAGATAGGTTGCAGCCCACTCGTTCAGCTCTTTGTAGGTCATCTTGTGAGTGCGTGGCTCACCGTGATGCGGCTGAATGATGCGGAGTTCGATGTTACTGAAGTCAGTCTTGAGTTGAGCCATCGCGCCGATTGCGTAAATCTTCATCTGATCTGAATCAGCGTCAACAAAGCCTCTGCCTGTCTTCAAGTCAGCAATGACCAGCGTGTCCTTGTCATAAGAGTACGCAATGACATCTGCTGTGCCAGCTAGTGTGGCTTCTTTGCCTTTGTACGCCGTGACGAATTGCTCGACCTTTAGAGTTCCCATGTCCAACTCTAGCTGCCTGATGTGGTCAACATGAGCGTAAGCAAAGCGTGCGTTTTCCTCTGTGATCGTGATGCCTTCCACGACCTTGCCGATGTATTCGTCAGGTGATGTGCCTGTGAGGTAGCAGGTTTCAGCGACTGCGTGAATCGCTGTGCCGATCTGCGCTGCTTCGCCTGATGGTTGATTTGGGATGCCTTCGGACAGCTTGACAGATGCAGGACAGGCAATCCAGCGTGATGATGATGATGGTCTGAGTTTTATCATTGGTTTCTTTCTCTTGCTAAATCTTAATCGCCACAAAAACAGGCAATGCCTTCTTCGTTTGCGTCAAACATATCAATTTGTTCTTTTGTGTATTTAATCATTTCAGAATAGCTTGGTCTATCAGAACGAAAGACCGCACCGCTTGGCTTGGACGCTAACGCTAACGCTAACGCTTCCATTTTCGCCCACCAAACACCTCGCTCTGGCTTTTCTGCGATTAGGCTTGCGACTTGTGATGCTGGCTTCAAAAAGCATAAATCGCAGTTACCTGCCAAAGTTCTGCCGTTGTATGTTGGCAAGTTCAAATTAAAAGACTGCTCTGACCAGAA